GTTACTTTGTAAGTTATTGTAGCCACAATTTTACTCCTACGTAAACGTAATAGTTACGCCTGGTGTGTTAGTTAAATCTAAATAAACTCCAGCATCAAATAAAATTCCTGAACCTGGTACATAAACTTCTAGTCCTTCAGTTCCAAAAATATATGTAGCTATTAAAACATTCCCTGCTCCAGTTCCTGTTCCATTGTAAAGTTTTATACTAGAACTAGCTGCACCTCCAGCTTGAATAGAAGTTATTCTTGCTCTTTGTGTTGCTGGAACTAGTTGTCCATCACTTGTAGAGTGAGCTACTAGTTGGTCACTTGTATATCCTGACATATTTTCTCCTTAAATTTTGTGTGGGCCGAAGCCCACACTTAATTATTTATTACGCTTCTTTAGCAAATACACCTTGCACAGCAACAACTGTCCAATGAGCTGTTGAGTTTAAAGATGCACATACTATGTAATCACCAACTTTTGATGTAGCTTGTGTATTAATGATATCTTTATTATCTGTTAAAGATCCTGCATATAAAATACCATCGTTAGCATTTGGGCTAATTGTTAAATTATTAGCTCCATCAGCAGCTGTATTTACGAAAGTAAATACTCTTCCAATAGTAATTGCTGGTAAAGTAAAAACTACATCTTTAGTTTTTGATGTAAAAGTTTTACCAGTGTCTGCATCTGCTACAGTGTAGTTAGCTTCTTTTGCTTCTAGATTGAATCCAGTTAAACCTGCTTCGTTAAATTTACCTTGCAGAACTGGTCCTCTAAATAGTGTTTGTGCCATAATTGTATCCTCCTAGTTTTCCGAATACTGTCTCTAGGCCGTCGACTATACTCGTCAGTATTCTAATTAATTGTATAGTAATTAGTTTATATAGCAGATTTAAGTAGAGTGCAAGAGAGCCTGTAATGTGAATTGAATTTATTCAACGATGTAGCTTTTTTATTAAGTAGCTACAGAAACTTGTGGAGCAGCGCCTTCAACACTATTCTGTCTGTGGGCAATAGCTGCTTCTTCCAGCTTGATCTTGGTAATGACTTCTTTAACTTTGTCATCAATTCTGACCATTTCAAGAGTATATTTACCATTATCAATATGCTCTTGTTCCCACTTCAACTCCAAGGACCTTTTTACTTTGTATAGGTCTTGTATCATCAATAACCTCCTCATAAGTTATTCGATTTATCTCGGTTGAGTAATTATTTCCGAGATACTCCCATTTTATACTATTTTCTCCTAGTTTGTCAACTATAGCATTTTCAACACTTTTAGCATTATCTTCAGCATGTTCGATTTGAAATCTTGCATGGTAACTATACGCCCAGATATTGATTAGAAGTTTTTTCATTTACACACCTTTATATGTAAAAAAGGGGCGATTTTGTGACCGCCCCTTAATATTTATCGATTATGTTGCATTTGATCCGAAGATACCTCTAGGGTCAGAGAATCCGAAAACGTATCTCTCTCTAGCTTTGTATCTTACATTGCCAGTATCAAAGTCACCTTCCATTGAAGTTTTGATAGGTGATCTGTTGAAATGCTTAAGACCATTAGGTACATCAGTTTTGATAAAGAATTTCTTCGCTGCAGTTAGGTAGTGATTTACAGTGTATCCACCAGAAATCATTCCCATGTTTCTTATAGCGTTGATATCATTATCAGCTGTGCCAACTCTACCAGCAGAATTCATAAGTCTGTCAGCAGTAAATTGTAAAGCAGAAGGAATTACTAATTTCACTCCTTGTGCTGCAATTTTTAGGCCTCTTTCGTCAGTCATTGCAGCGATGTCTATTAAAGACTGCTCCAATGATGTTTCGTTCAACTCAGCAGCTGTTGCCAATTCATTTGAAAACTCACCAGCTAATGTAGGGTGGTCAGTAGCACAAAGCTCCTTACCATCTCCACCAGCAAAAGTAGTGTCAAACGCATTGTTTAAAACCGCTGCGCCTTTGATATTTTTAGTGCTCGCCATAGATCTTGCTAACGCTTTTGTATATCTAGACGCTAGTCTGTCATACAAGTTATCTTCGATAGCTTCCTCTGTAATTGCGAACGCTAATGCAATCGTTTCATTTGTGTAACGAGCTGTGAAAGTTTCTTGCGCATCGTCGAATGCCACGCCTTGACCTTCAGGTTTGACTGCTGCATTTGAGAAACCAGCTAACATTACTTCCTCTTCGAAAGCTCTGTCTGAAGTTTCTGTATCAAATATTTCAGTCCACTCGTCAGCATATTGTTTGTACTCTAGTCCAAATAGTGCATTTAGACCAGGCTCTAGTTCTTTAACTAGTTGTGCTCTTGATATTGCCATAGTTATATACTCCTATTTGTTATTAATTGTACAAGCTACTAGCTGGTGCAATTACTACGATTTGGTTTGAACCAATCGCCCCATTGTCATTGTTTTCTGGATCATCAGCAGATCTCACAAGTTTAAACATGTGAGTTCCAGCAGATCCTCCACCAATGTCTAAAGTTACAGTCGATTGACCGTCTTTAGCATCACTAGCTGTAAAGCTGTTTACGTTGTAGCCAGCGCTTCCGTACATTGATTGAGAAACGATTGCATCCGATTTTCCAACATATTCTTGGAAAGGATTATCATTTACAAAACCAAAACCGTCAGTGCTGCCTGTGTTATAGTTAGTCCCAAATGTTGTGCTTGCTGCAACTGAATTTGCGAACGTTGGTTTGCTTGTAGAGTTATCTATATAGAAAGCTCCATTAAACACACCAATAAGAGGTGCGTTTGCAGAGTTATCATAAGTAGCTCCACCTGCTCCTGTGTCATCAGTTGTTGCGAAACTTGCATCTTGTATGTAACCTTCGTCACCAGAAGAATCCTGGATAGAAATTGGGTTATTTTTGAAGATACCAACACCTAGGCCTGATTTGATTTTGTACTCAGATTGTCCTGAAGTCGCTGGAGTATTTCCAAGCGTCATCACTGTTCTTAAGCCAAAACCAGTTGTACTTGCATTTGCCATAGTTTAGTTTCCTTAATTATGTATTGATTCTTAACGAACCAATACGGTTTAATTTATTTTGTTGGGTAGGAATAGTTAAAAGATTAACTTTTCTTTGTACCACCAAAAGTTACACGAGTTTGTCGCTCTTGATTGAACGGCATACTTGGGTGCTGTTCCTTCATAAGATTGTTATCTACTGCTTCTTCTTTTGCATCGTTTTGCTTTTTATAATAAGCATCGATTTGAAGCGCAATCTCCTCTGGTATCCTAGCCAGCAATAGGCCTCCCACTCCGATAACTCCAACGTATTTACCTTCAGTGATCTCTGGATATTGAGTGTCTGGATATTCGTCAGCTCTCACTAACTCCCATCCTTCTCTCAAAGAAGACGCTACATTTTTAGCGTCCGATGCTCCGAGTATTTCGGAACGTATCCATTGATGTCTAAATCCAGTTGGCGCTGGTGGTGCATCAAGTGAGTTGGGTGGAGACCAAACTTTTTTGGTTTCAGCTTTCGCTCTAGTTTGGCTCGCACGAGAAGTTTTGATTTTATCATTTTCCATTTTATGCTCCTTCCGTGATATTTAATTGTTTTGCATAATCTTCAAGTGGCACACCTAATCTTTTAGCAATTGCTACCTGTGAA